GCAGTTGTTACTGATCCATCTACTAGGGTTGCTGTTGAAATAACACCCTCTGGTATAGAATTATTTGTTTTAGATAAAGCTGCAATATAAACATTTGAAATAGCTTCGTTAGATAATGAGCCACTATCAAAAGTTACATTGACAGTTGTGTTTGTAGAAAATGATGAACTAGCAATAGTTCCAAAAATTGTACCTGGTGTTGATGCTGTAATTTTTATTCTTCTTCCAGCATGATAAATAGAAGTTACATCTGCACCTGCAATTGTAAAAGATGTTCCTGATGCGTAAGCAGCAGTATAAGAACCTGATCCATCACCATATTCAATCCATTGTGAATCATTAAACCAATCTCTAGTATTTTTCATTAATGCTCTAATGGCATTGTTAAGATTACTAGGTAGCATACCCTCATTAACATCAATAGAGTTTAATGTTGTATTGTTTGCTTGGGTTGTTGAATAATCTTTAATGTTTGTTGTCATGTTACTCCTAATTCATAAACCAACTAAATGCTTTATCGCTTTCAGTATTATTTTTATTAATTAATGTATTTACAGCTTCTTCTACTTGTCTTTGAAACAGCTCTTGTGCTTCAAAAGAATATCTAATGTTATCTATATCTATTTTATCACTCATTATCTTGATCCACCCTGACTAGCTGTTAAGTCAATTCCTTGTGCATTATTCCAAATTGTTTCTGCTGGTATTTTTACATTAGCTCTAAAATACCTACCACTTTGTCTTACTGGAGCTATACCAGTTGTATTCATTGTACTTGATGATGAACTTGTTACTGTATCTGCAAGTTTATCTCTTGTCTTAATAACTACGTTAGACGAAGCATCAATTAATGGCCTTACTGCTGTTATGTTAGCTCTAAGACCTGGAAACAACTCTGTTTCTTTTGTTTCAAGTTCAGCTTCTAAATTTTTTCCAGAAAAAATAGCTGCTTTAAAATTTTCATCTATAGCACCTAAATATAAATGTCCTGTTGTCCAAAATGCTGTGTCTAATGAAATATTAATATCATCTAAGTTTTCAGAAATAATATCCATCAACTCAACTGTGTTGGCTACTACGAATTGTTTAAAGATTTGTGATGCTTTAACTTTAGCAACTGACCACTTTTGAGTTACATAGTTGTATATCAAAAGTTTATCACAAATTCCAGTAGTGTTTGGATTATCTTTACTTGGATATAACCAAATCGCTAAAGTATTAAACGGATCAACAGCAGCAGTTATTCTATCTGTATATGCTTTGTTTAAATCACTATCAAAAAATCTATTTACCTTTTCAGCTCCTATCGGAAGTATTTGATCTCCGTTAATTTGAAAAAATCCATCTGATGCGTAGAAGAAAACTTGTCTGTTGTCTTGGCAAACTGTTTGTCCTAATACTGCACCTCTATTTGGTGATATAACTGAGAACCTAAATACAGTTGCTCCACCAACAAAGTCCATACGAATAATTTGATCTTCTCTAAAAACGTAACCAATCTCACCAGATGTTATCGCAACTACTTGTCCACCAGAACCAGGCAAGTCTTGAATATCTGATGAACTAACACCAGCTTCCCAAGTTGAAATATCATTGATACCTGACCATGCTACTCTGTTTTTAGCGTTTTCTATATTACCAGTAACTAAGAAATCTCTAATAACACCACTTACTTTAAATTTAGATGGTACTGTTCCTTGACCACTACTTGTAACTAAACTTTGTAAAGTTGCAAAATTAGTTGAAGTACCCATTTCGTAATACATTGGAGGATTAACTCCGTTACTTGCTATTACAAATTGGCCAAATTGAGTAAATGTAAAAAAATCTGTATCACCACCACTTACAGTACAGCTACCTTTAACACTAGAAAAAGTACCAGATGTTAATTTATAAATATTATCTTTTGTACCTACAAATGTAAAAACTGTATTTGTATTATCTCTAAATGAACCAGCACCTTTTGCATTTTGTGTAACATTACTTGCACCACTATAAGCTACTAAACCTTTTACTGGTTTGTAACTTGCTTGTGCATGATAAACATTAGTTGCTACAGTTGCACCTGGATTTAAATGATCTGGTTGGTCTGGCAACCATTCGCCAAAAGGTAATTGCATATAAACCTAGTTAGTTGATGTTGAAAAATTGTTAGAGAAAGCAGATCGTACAGAGTCCTCTGATCTTATCTGTAAAGGAGAACCACTAAATTGATCTTCTCTATCGTTTTGTTCTAATCTTTCCATAGCTGTTGCAAACATAGATTGCCAAGTTTGAACTTGTTGTGGGTTATATCCACCTAAAAAGTTTGCAGCATGAAATAATGAACCATATAAATATATAGCTGGGTGATTAGATAAAATAAAATTTGTTGTGTTTGTGTCTGACAAAGCATCAAATTTTTTGTAAAAATTTAAAACACCAGAATATGAGCTGTCTGGTTTTGGCATAAATCTAAATGTATCACCTAGAATTGTATATGCTTTTGGTAATCCTGTTTCAGATGTACCATTAACTTGATCCATTTGTGCTGGAGTCATGTATCTTAATGGGTGCTTTGTACTACCACTTAAAATATATAAATCTCTGACTTGTAAAAAACCAGTTGGTAACGCCTCTGTTTCTGTATCAATTGTAAAAGTTGATTGTGCAATCATTTTTCTAATTCTTAGTTTTGAATTAAAATCAGCTTCAGTAAGAACTATAAAATCATCTGCTATCTCATCAGTTAAATCTGATCTGTTTAACCAGTTTGCAATTGATGCTTTTAGTGTTGTGTAATTTGTTAATGCCATTAAAATCTTCCTGGTGCAGTTCTAAAATATCTATAATCAGAACTATTAAGTTTTTCTTTTAAAATTTTTGTTTGAACATCTTTTGGTAGAGCAAACCAGTTACCATTATTTTGATCTTTGTTATACTCTTTAGCCCAAATTTCTAAAACAAGTGTCGGTATTGAAGCCACTCTTTTTAAACCTTTGTCTGCACTATACCCATCATTTTGTGTGTATAGTTTTTTATTGTGTTCAATAATTGGTTTGTGATCTATTTTTCTTTCATGGACAACACCTTTGTCTGTGCCAATAAAAGTATCACTTAACAAACCATCTTTTTCTATAGACTTATTCAACGTCCACCACCTTTATATCTTGTTAGTTTCTTTTGCCTTTTTTCAGACTTATTTAAATTTTTTTTATGCTTACCTAATTTGGGTGGTTTATCTCTAGGAACAAAATGAACAAACTTTTGCCTAGCCACTTAATTCAGTAACATAAAGATCGCCACTACCTATAAATGCAACTTTTTCACCTGGTCTAACTTTGATAATTTCTATGTCGTTAGCTGGTATATACATTGTGCTTGTAGAAGCAGTTGGTGATGCACCAAAAGCAACATTACCATTAG